CTTCCAGAACTTCATCTTGGTTTGTAATTTCTTCGTTACTCATTTGAAACTCCTAAAAATTTATAGTAAATTGGTTCGTGTTAATATTTATAATAATCATAATTTTGACATTAGATTGGAAAATTCTGTCAACTTGACTTCTTCAAGTTGTTTGGAAGAGGCAGCTTCGATATTTTTCTTTGCCTTTTCTACGTCTTGTTCCCTTAGTAGTCCATTATCCCAAACCCATTCCTTACCTTCCATAATACCTTCAACGAAAGCATTAGGAGCAGATGGATCAGCAACAATGTCTGCTGCAGTTGCAAGAAAAAAATCACTCTGAACTACTTGCGATTTTCCTTTTGATTCAGATTTCAAAGTTCCCATTCCCCTTGAGGAAACGCCCAACATGCAACCTTCATCAATAAAACTTTTTACAATATTTCCGTTTGGTGTGTCGAGTATCTTTGCACGACCAACAAAATTCTTTCCTTCTTTTACAAGAGAAGTAATCATATGAGAAGCTTTATCCAAATTGACAGTTGGCCCGTCAGGATGTCCCAACTCTCCAAATGCACGTTTTGGTGTTACATATTCCTTTACATAACGGTTTACTTCTTTTTCAAGAACGTCCAAAGGATATAATCTACCATTTTTATTCTTTATTTCCGATTGCATAAAAATGCCTTCGATGAAATACTGTTTTGGTTTACCAGCACTCTCTTCAATTAGTTCATAATCCACGGATTCTTGTAACTCGCAAATTAATTTCATTTTGACCTACCCTTTGTTATTAAATGCAAAATCTAAGACTTTCATGAATGATTTGGTATCTTTGTTCATGTTGTCTTGTGTTTTTTTCTTGTTACTACTATTTAGTGTATCGAATGTTTTCAGTACAGTTTTTGCTGATTCTGGATCAATCGGAACAGATGTACCAGATTTAAACGTTATATCCGATTCTTTCTTTTTTTTTACTATATTTCTTAGTTGGTCTACAACATCTTCTTTAACGTTAACCGATTCTGTACTTGGAACTAATAGATAGTCTCTCATCTTATTGAAACTATTAGATGCTATCGCAATCTTATTAGACCACCAAGTAGGTAAAGATTCCTCAGAATCCATACTCTGTAATTTAGTCATTATTTGACTAGCGTCTTCTATAACAATTTTACACTGTCTAACTGCACTTGCAACGTCAGTATGACCATCTTCTTTTATAGATACCAGTTCATTTTGTAAATCTCTAAACGATTTCATGCAGACCACGTTCCTACTCTAGATAATTTAATATCAGCATGAGCAGTAAATATCACTTCTGTTGGTAACTTGCGAATATATTCAACTTTGTTTGCACCAACAGTAGTTGAAGCTACAACATTATCAGAACCGTCTTCTACAGTAACTAATCTTGCTGTACCACCTGCATTTGCGCATCTTACTAATGTAGCACCTCCAACAGTAGTTTCAGAACCATCAGCTGGCCCCGCGATTTCAGTCATTTTAATTTCTAGAATCATTTCTTTATCCTGTCAATTTCTCGCAACAGCGGTTAGAAGAATTTCAGCATTGGCTGCAAATATTTCATCTGTTGGATTTTTGTGAATATATTCAACTCCACCTGATGGTACGGTAAATGTTCCTATATCAGTTCCACCCGCTTCTTCAAGAGTCACTAATCTTGCGGTTGTTCCAGAATTAACACATCTTACTATTGTAGAACTAGACATATTATTTGCTGTACCAGTTCCAGTGGGTGCTGCCGATTCTGCCCCTTTAAGTGTTAAAATCATTATTGTGTCTCCGTTGTTTGTGCTTCTACTTCTGGTTGAGGTTCAGATTGTACCTCTACTTCTGCAGGTATTTCTTGTTTATCTTGAAACATTTGGCTAGAAACCTCTTGTTTTCTTGATGCTAAAGAACTTATTACCTTGTCAGCTATTATCGAATTGAACGCATCATCTACTTTTATTGGTTGTGCGCTCATTGCAAAATCTACAATGTCCACAGCTTTAAATTCTTTTTGTACTGGTTGTTCTGCCATTTTATCTCCAAAAAATTATCTATTAATATTTATAAACATTATTAATAACTGCCGTCATCAACAGTCATATCACCGTCAAACTCACCTTCTTTTTTCTCCTTCTCAATTTGCTCGTCTTGGTCTCGTATGTCTTTTTCTGTCTGTCTTAGAATATGTGTTCTAAACCATTCTCTGGAATAATAATTTCCAACATAGTCTTCCATATCTCTAGCAAGACTAACTCTTTGAGATAATGTTTCTTGTTGTTTGAATTCAGTATAGTAATGATCTTTTTCAAACTTGTAATGAACCTTGTCTTTTATTTGAGACCATTCTTCAGAAGTTATTATGTTCTTCAGTATCAATTGTTTTTCTAGTATTTCACCGAAAAGCATTGAAAATCTTGTTTGTAACTTACCAATAAACTTACTGAAAAGAAGTTCATCTCTAGTAATCTCACTCTCTCTTCCTAAAGAGAAACCAGAGTCAGCCTCTAATCGAGATACAGGAACGTGCATTGCTTTGTACATTTTCTTCTGGAAATATTCTACATCTTCTAATTGACCTAAATTTTCTCCGCCAGGAAGTGTAGTAATCTCTGTACCTCTACCACCTTCTCTTCGTGGTAACCAATAGTCTTCCATCATTGATTGATGTCTTCGATCATCTTTGACTTCACCAGTTTCAGAATCATATACCAATCGATTCTTGTAACGAGTCATGATGTCACGAATATATTGTTCTGCTTTTAATTTGGGTAGGTTACCAACATCAATATAGAAAATTCTACGTTCTGGTGCTCTTGAGATACGATAGATAACAATCGCATCTTCGACCATTCGTAGTTGATTGAGTGGTTTGATTGCCTTATGAAGATAGGATAATACACCAGTTTTTGTAGGATTGAGTAAACCAGAAGTGGCGTATGCGATACTGTCACCAGAAATTAATATACCATCAGATGTTCTATTTCCCAATCCAGATTCGTTGTAGTTGAACATTTGTTCAAGAGTAACTTCTTTTTTCTTTGGATCAGCAGTATCTTTTTGTTTTATCTGTTTTATTTTTTTAATCTTTGTAGCATCTAGACTACGGAGTTCAACAATTCCAAGTTGTGGATTGTTCTCATCGATCATAATATGGTAATATAACTTTCCTTCTACATACCATCTACGAAAAATATCGTAACCGAAATTATTAAAATTCAACAAATCTAAGATTGTGCTAAATTCATTGGTTACTTTTTTCTTTATTCCATCTGATAAATCTGTTCTGTCGAGAATGATATCAACTGGATTTCGTGAATCATCTATTACGATTGATTCATTGATAATGTTGTCTATTGCTATTTCACAATCAGAAGTTTGAGCCATGTCACGATATTTTAGGATTAGTTCAATTTCAGTTTTATATTGACCATCCAAATCCAGAGAAGTGCCGTATGCACCAGCTCCAGATATCATCATAGAACCATCGTCATTTTCCGGCATAGTAAATGCTGGAACAAGTGCGTCTGGTGCTCCTTGACTCTTTCTCTCAATTTTGAAACCAAAAATTTCAAAAGCCATAATTTATTCTCCTTTTATTGTGATATACTTATTCATTATTCAACTACCCACGAATCATATGCCCAACCACAAGTATACGTTTCTATTGCACTAGACTCCCAACTAAGAGCAATGCTGGATAATGTAGTTGGAAATATTCCTATAAATTTATATTTCCTTAAACTACTTCCATCCTTACTATACTGAGTAACAGTTGCGGTTGATTTATAAACAGCATTAGTACCTTCTTTGCCCGTAGTTGTTCCGACCATACCTGTATCTCTAGTATTTAGGTCAGGTTTTGAGATACGATTTATCCATTCTTCAAGGTCTTTTCGTATAATAAAATCTTCATCGTTGATAATTGTAGTTTCCCACGCATCAAAAGTTCTATCGGATGCAACTTTGAGTGCTTTTCCGTGATAAAATATATCGTATGTTCCAAGTGTGGATGCGGGAATTGAAGCGGATGAAACTAAAAATTCCATTTTAGATTGTGCGGAAGTATTTGTAGTAACTACTCTATTTTGGTTAGGAGGCCCACCAGTGGTGGTAGTGGTTGCAGGAGCTTGTGATAATG